ATACTATAACCAATTTAAGCGCTTATGAAATGCCTAAGGCTATTGAAGACAAGCTAAAGGACTACGTAGCCTATGGAGAAGATAACGATTACTTCAATTTTCTTATACAGCAATACTTACAGAGTGCAACTAACAACGCAGCTATAAAGTCTATTTCTGACTTAATCTACGGCCAAGGGCTTTGTATCGATGGTCTAGAGAAGGATAGCGCACAAGTTAAGGAGCTAAGAAAGCTAATTAATCACAGAGACTTAAAAAAGGTTATACTAGAGCGTAAGATGCTAGGAATGGCAGCTATGCAGGTTATATATAATAAAGCAGGGAACAATAGAAAAGTAGTAGGTATTAAGCATTTTCCTATACACACTTTAAGACCTGAGAAAATGAACGCTGAGGGAGTTATAGAAAACTATTACTACCATCCTAATTGGGTAGACAAAAGACCTTCAGATACACTTAAAAAGATACCTACATTCGGCAACTCAAAAGAGGCTATTGAATTGTTTATATTAAAACCATATATCTCAGGTTACTCATATTTCAGTCCTGTAGGATATAGCGGTGCTTTACCTTATTGTGAGCTTGAGAATGAAATCTCTGACTACTTACTTAATGAGGCTAAGAACTCATTTAGCGGCACAAAGGTTATTAACTTCAACAACGGAGTACCTTCGGCTACAGAGCGTTCAGCTATCTCTAATGACGTTAAGCAGAAGCTTACAGGTTCTAAAGGTCAAAAGGTAATTGTAGCTTTTAATGAGAATTCAGACAGCAAAGCAACGGTAGAAGACATTTCTTTAAATGACGCACCTGCTCACTATGAGTATTTAGCAAATGAGGCAATGCACAAAATTCTAGTGGGCCACAGAGTAACTAGCCCTATGCTATTAGGAATTAAAGACGGAGGTAATGGCCTTGCAAGTAACTCAGATGAGATTATGGTAGCTTCTCAGCTATTTAACTCTACAGTTATACGTAACTTTCAAGACGAAATTTTAGACGCGTTAGAAGAGGTCTTAGAGCTTAATGGAGAAGTACCTGAGTTATACTTTATTACATCGCAACCTGTTGAGTTTACAGAAGAAGACCAAGAGGAGATAGAAGAGGGTTATGAAGTAGAAGATAAGAAGGTAGCTAAGGTAGAAGACAAAGACGAGAAGGATAATAAAGTAGACCAAAACTTAAGCTCAGCTATTGAAGTAGCTATGAGTGCTTACCTAAAAACTAGAGATTAATGTGTACGTTTGAAGAGCAACAAGCCGAGACTTTGTTATACCTAAATAAGGTAGGCGAAGTTATGCCTGAAGATTGGGTATGTATTGATGCACGTATAGACGAAGGGGAGACAGAAGACGAAGACTTTGAGACTATGTTAAATGCTACTTTAAACGTGGCTTTAAGCGTAGCCCCTGCAGACAATAGAGCAAAGGATAGCAAACAAGATAACAAGTTTGTGAAAGTTCGTTACGCTTATGTACAAGGCTCAAAGAAGCACGGCAAAAGTAGTAACGGAAAAAAAATGCGTCCCTTCTGTAGAGCTATGGAGTCAGCCTCTAGGTTATATAGAAAAGAAGACATTATTAAAATGCAGTCAGATGGTGTTAATTCAGTACTAGGCCACAACAAACAAGCTTATAGTATTTGGAAACATAAAGGCGGTGTAAACTGTCATCATAAATTTGAAAGACGCATATACATAAAGAGGACTAAAAATGACGGTACACCTTGGGGAGGTGGTGCAATGAACGGAGTAAAAAAGAGTACAATAGCACAAGCTAAGAAAAAACATTTTAACCCTAAGAGTGGACGTTATAGAAATGATAGGAGAGTAGCTGAGGCTCAGATAGATAGAGCAGATAAAGGCCACCACCCAAGTTATAAACCAAAAGGAAAAAAGAAATAATATGAAAGCTTTATTTATTAGTAGAGACGACCTAGTAAGATATACACCAATATCAGGAAACCTAGATTTTGACAGAGTAGTCCAATATATTGAGATAGCTCAAGACATTCACGTACACGAATTACTAGGTAGTAACTTGTATAAGAAACTACAGGCAGATATCCTAGCTAACACGCTCACAGGGAACTATGAGACTTTAATGACTACACACATTAAGCCCATACTAGCTCAGTACGCATTACTAGAGTTCTTACCATTTAGTCAATTCAGTATCAATAACAAAGGTGTCTTTAAACACACTAGCGAAGCCGCTGAGACGTTAACTAAATCAGACCTTAATATGATGGTAGAAGCTACTAGAGATACAGCACAACATTACGCTAATAGAATGGTAGACCACTTATGTAGCTACCCATCTTTATACCCTGAGTATCTGACTAACTCTAATGACGAATTAAGCCCTAGTAGAGATACCAACTTTGGAGGTTGGGAAATATAATTTGCATAATAATTTGGGTAATATGATTAAGTTAATCGCAGACTATGGTACTTATGGGCTTTGGATATTAAGCACAAGAGAAGCTGTCTTAGAATACGTTGATAGTGGGGATTTTAACCTAAGTTCTATGAGCTTTTTAATCTCAGCTTTAGGTGTGGTTTGGTCTATAGTAAGGATTGTAAATTCAATCTTAGACGGTAGAGTAAATAGAGAGCAGACTAGGCTAGAAAACGAAAGATTAATAAGAGAAATCTATGAGCTAGAAGACTACAGTAAAACAGAGTGGCACGAAGCAGAAGAGTATAGAAATGAGAGCAATAAATAAAATTATAATACATTGCACGGCTACCCCTGAAGGTAGAGATGTATCTGTGGACACTATAAGACGATGGCACTTAGATAGAGGTTGGTCAGATATAGGATATCACTATATAATAGACCTTGAAGGAAACTTACACGAAGGCAGGCCCGTTGAAAGACAGGGCGCACACGTAAGAGGACATAACAAAGGCTCTATAGGGATTACATACGTGGGCGGTGTTGACTCTAATATGAAACCTAAGGATACAAGGACAGAAAAACAAAAGGAGCGCTTAGAAGCTCTTATAATGGATTTAATGAATGGGTATCCAAATAGTACACTTCACGGACATAACGAATTCAGCCCTAAGGCTTGCCCTAGTTTTGACGTACAAAAAGAATATATAGATATAATAAACTACTTTAAAGAATGCGAATCTTAAAAACACTACTTATTGCAATGTTATTCGTTAATTGTGCAACTCCTGTTGAGCCTGTATATACTTACTCAATCAGTAAGGAACTACAGCCTTATGTAAAGGAGTATCTGTTAACTCTAGACAATCACGATATTGAATTTAAGAAACAATCTTTTATAGTTGTATTTGACGCGGATATAATGCGTACTAATTTAGTGGGTCAAGCTAAAGGTATGGATAACGACAGCTTAGTATATGTTATAATCAATCCTAACTTATGGGGTAATCTAACGGTAAAGCAAAGAAGACATTTAGTATTTCACGAGCTTTCACACGATATGTTTAACACACTACACACTAATGACGTAGAGTTAATGAAGCCATCAATGCCTAGCCCTTCGCAGTCTTATTATATGGATATTGACAAAGAAATAGATTTACTAATGAAACACATAAAAAATGAACAACCCTAAACTAATAAAAAACGGAGGAGAAGGAACTAACGTAGGTAATGCGCTTAGATGGCTTGTGAAGCAAGGTAAGAGCGTTTCTCCTGAACTTTTAACTCTAGCAGGTAATATCACAGGTATAAAACAATTAAGTACCTTAGGAGACGCTATAAGAGGAGATAAGACACTAAGCCAACCTGACAAAGATATACTACTTCAAGAGATGGAAAATGATATGATTGAAATGGTTGAGGTTACTAAGCGTTTACAAATAGATAGTGAACACGCTATTACTAGAATGATTAGACCTGTATCTTATGCGGCTATGTTTGTATTGTTTATGTCAGTAGTATTATTAGACGGTAATTTAGGAGCTTTCACAATAGATAAAGCTTACGTTCCTGTGATACAGTCTTTATTCGGTACTATGACTATATTTTACTTTGGTAGTAGAGGTATTGAGAAGGTTATGAAGACTTTTAACAACAAAGCATAGTTACCCCTGCGTACATAAAAAGAAGTTATCCTTTAAATCTCTAGCTTAACTCTAGAATCGGTAACCTTTAAGGCGGTAACCTTAAGAGCGGTAACCTTTAGAAGTTTACTTAGTCAGTAAGTTAGTTAGGTTAATGGCTTTTCTCTAAACGAATATAAAGAGAAGTTACACAAAAAAATTGACATACACAAGCTTTTTAGCAATTATTTTTAAATAAAGTCATAAACCCCTTATAAAGTGTTTTTAAATAAAGACCTATATAGAAACAAAATTAGAAGGATACGGCGCAGGTTTTAGTAGGGTTTACCCTGTGCCCCTTCTCTTATTATGGCTAAGAAGAAAACTTTAAAATATTGGAAGACTAAGATTGATAAGCCGTTCCACGAGTATGTGAGAAGGTCTAAGGTCAATTCAGAAGGTTATGGCCAATGTATTAGCTGTAAAAAAGGAATTCATTTCTCAGAGAGTGACGCAGGGCACTTCATTACTAGAGGTGCTTTATCTACTAGATGGGACATTAGGAATGTGAATTTACAATGCCGTAAGTGTAACCGCTTTGAGTATGGTAGACAATATGAGTATAGCCTAGCTTTAGGCTCAGAACTCGCAGAAGAATTATTAATTAAGTCTAAGCAGCCTTTAAAGATGGCAGACTTTGAGTATCAGGAGATATTTGAAGAGTTTAGAGATAAACTAAAGGAG